GTGAAGTTTTTGATACCCATTCCAGCCGTGAATAAGCCTAAAATGGATAGTAATTGATTGCGGACTTTCCCGAAGCCGCTTGCCATGTGGTTGCCGTCACTTTCCATGTTACGCGCTGTACGTCGTGACGCATCACCAACATTGTTTAGTGTTGCTTCTGCTTGCTGTGCATCGCTTCTAAACCGTCCAAGGTCTAGCTTTAATTTAACTATAAGTTCATCAAGTATCACGGCTTAATCTCGTTTGTTGGCTATGTATTCATTATAGTTGGTAACCGATACAATCTCCCACATATCCCATACATCCTCCATCCCATAGGTTTCCCTAATGTCCTTTATCGTGGCAAGTCCTTTGCTGACTATCGCGGCTATGATTGGCGGTACGTTGGTACATTCTGCATACTGTTTTGGCTGTTCGGTACTGGCAGGATAACGCAAAACAGGAAACGCTACTCTGCCGCGTAAAAATTTGTATGCACCCTGAATATCTCTAAATACAATTCTGCAATTGTAGCGCGTTCTTCAATCCGTCCAGCGTTGTAATCGGGTGTAATGTCTAGCTGTACTTTTTCGTTAGCTGGTGATTGATACTTAACGCATTTAAAAAACAGTTCATCAAGTAATGGTAACAGGTCGTCTGGATTAGCTTCTAATACTTTATCAATGCCGTTTTCTGCTGCCCACATTGCTAACCCGTCGATTGATCGCGGGTAGTGTTCGGGTAGTTTACCGTTTAATGCTTTAGCGGCTCTGAGTCCCCACTGGAAACTATAAAACGGATCTGATTCACTGATAACGTAAGTCTTGCCTGCATCGCGTCCGCTTGCGCCAGACCAGTTAATTATTTCTTTTGGCATATCGTTTACTCTTAGTTAGGTTAAAAGTCGGGGATTGACCTAACCAATCCCCTAGCTGATTAATCCTTGTAGCGCATAAATGCAGGATCGAGCTGCCTAGGCTCTATTTAATTATACTAAAGTGACGCAGTTACAACATGCCCAAAGGTCAGTTTAAAACTACCTTCTTGGAGTATCTTCTTCACGTCTGGCATGACTTTAGCTGTAGTTAAAAAGCCGTTTGTATAAGTTACTACCTGTCCAATAGACGGCAAAGTAATAATCAAACTGGTACATTCCAGCACTTCACGCGCTGATTCTTCAGCTTGATACCAATCATTGAAAAAACGCCATGATGGTGTATTCGGTAACAGGGTCACTGTTACTTCTTTGAGTTGTGGAATCCAGCCGCCTTTTATGACGCTTTGCAGTGTCATTTTTAGTTCTTTGTTGGTCACGTCACCAATTGAATAAGCGTTATCTAAAAATTCGCCCTGGATCGTGTGTCCTGCTGGAGCAATAGCGGGTACGAGTAAAACCGCTGTGCTGTTACATGCCGTTAAAGCATTTGATTCGTTAAGAGAAGCCATTTTTTAATCCTGTAAGTTAACTAAATTTAATAGAATTTCTTTTTTCTCGTTTTCTAGCGTTGTATTCACGAGTTTTTAACATTTTTTGCTCTGCCTTTTCTCTTTCTGATTCAGGTAATAGCATAAGTTTTATTTTCATCTGTTCATTTGCTGCTGATAATTTTACCGCTTGCATCTCAGTTCTTTTTTCTAGCGATGTTCTGGTTTTTGTTGCTTTTGCTTGTCTTTCAGCTTCTTTTTCTGGGTTATTTGCAACCCATTCTTTATTTTTTTTGCTTAAATGTTCTTTCATTTCAGGGTTATTTTTAAAATAATCCTTTGTTTTTTCAGCGGCTTGATTTCTGGATTCTTTTGTAGCAAATCTTAACTTTGCTTTGCTACTATTTTTTTCTCTATTTTCTGGTTTATTTGCGTGTATCTTCATAAATAAACTATGATTTTTTGCTATTTCTGGATTGTCACAATGAAATTTAAGGCTGCTTTTGCGCATATTATCTTTAGCTTCATCAGTTGCTTTTCTGCCTAAATTAGCCGCCCTTATTTTTTCTATTTCTTGTTCTGTTTTTTGCCTTCCAAGACCGCCATCACCACCTAAAGTTAAATTGTATCCATTAGGAGAGAATGTATTAAATTTTTCAATAGCTTCTTGCTCTGCTAAACACAATAATTCCCAGTTATCAACTGTCGCTAATATAGATAATACAACATTTTCTACTCCGTATTTCTTAATAGCTAATGATACTATTCCAAAAGGTCTTTTTCTTGCGCTTGCTATATGTCCTAAAAAGCGTTTTTCTGCTGTTCGACTGGTAATTCCAATATAGCTTTTTCCGCTTGGAAAATCTAATTTGTATAATTGCATGATAAAGCACCTGTGGTATAAAATAATTAGTATACCACAGGCTGTTATTTACTGCACTAAAAATACACTTACTTGGACGCGATTTATTGTCCCTCCCGAACAGTACCATGCGTTTACATCTAACACTCTGGCGTTTCGCTGTGCCGTCGTCGCTGGAATGACTTTGATGTAATAACCGTTCTGTTCGACTAATCGCGCCGCGTCGTCAACATTTGCCAGTGTATTGATTTCAATGGTTTGAATTTCATCCAGTGCCACACCTGCATTTACCGCGCCTAATACTTTAGCGGGTTCAAATACGTTGTTAGCAAACACCTGAACGATAGTGCTGTATGACGCATCATTGAATGGCAAGTTCTTACGTTGGCTTCTAAAATCCATCCATGCCTGTTCTATTTGTGCACGGATATAGCGATTGCCTAGAAAGTCATTAAGCCAATCGAACACACCACTAATCGCACCAGCCCAGCCCATTTTGTAGGCTGTTGTAGGTGATGCAAAATCGCCCAAAAAGTAAACGCGCTTGCTTTCTAACACTTCGGCGGTTGTTCTGCTTGAGACGCTAGACGCTAAGCCAGACTGTTGCAAATAAGCATAATCCACCCAACCACCTGGTTGATTCAGGTTGACCGATGCCATAAAGCCTTGCAACGCCGCAGCGATTGCCGAAGTGTCATACACAACTACAGTGTTGTCGTAGTCATACGTTGGAGCAGTCACTACAGTTGTATTGCCGTTAGCATCAACAGTGGTCACCCCGTTAATCAGGTATGCAAAGCTTGTGCTATCACTGGATAACGCGGTAGCCGCTTCGGTATCCCATGCAATGTATGAGTAGTTTTGTGAACCATTTACCCATTGTGCAAACTCAAGCTTACCCGCTATATCAGGTTCAAAGGTAGTCGAAAAAGATACCCAGTTACGGTTCGCCGCGTCAACAGCGTCCATATAGGTAGCAACATCAGCAATGTCCGCACCTTGTGACAATACACCGCCGCTTGCTTGTGGCAAGTTTAACAGCGTAGCAAGTGTGCTTGTGGTCGGATATGCAATGGTAGAAATTATCGCGCCAGCCGTGGGTGATGTAATGACGAACGCTTGTAACTGTGCATCATAGGAGCAATCAAACGCACCCGCTGCGGCTGTGCTAATTAAACCCGCCGCGTTACTGAATGACGTAGCCGATGATAAATTGATAGCTGATACGGTTTCGGGTGTACCGTCAATATCAATGGTAATTGCACCCGCTGTAATGGCTTTCAGATCGTTAAGCGTGCCTGTATATGTGCCACCGCGTAAATAGGCTGCTACATCAGTTGTGTTAAATTGGAAGAAATACAGCATCCCTGGCTTTTGGGTTGAACCGTTAAAGCCTTTAAAGTAATACTGTGCCATGTCGTATTCAACACTTGCTGAACCGAAGTAAGCCAATACTGCTGCTAAGTTTGTAAAGGGTTGAATTGAGCCAATGGGAATACTGGTGGAATCGGTCAGTATCAAGCCGTTAAACTGGATTGATTGACCTTGACCAGACACCACACCTGGCACTGTTGAAACCAAAAATTCGGTACTAATAGTCATGGTTGAACCTTTTGCGCATTAAGCGCGGTAATTGTTAAAGCGTCAAGAAACTGTTGCGAGATGGTCACGACTGGATTAACTTGAATCGTAAGATCGACTATCCATCTGTTTTCTACCTGCTGCTGGTCGTTGTTAAAAGCCATTTGTTTTGGATCGGTCGAAAACAACGGAAATACGTTTTTATTCGACTTGGCGAATTGCTCACTGGCATACGCATCACGAAAAGCCGTTGTAATGACGTGCGCATTATCACAACTACGCGCCCCGTGTACATCACATTGTATAGTCATCTTGACAGGGTTGAACATATTTTTTATGCCACCTGCAATCGTTCTGCTTGTCACTGTTTGAGCTTGTGAAACAGTGTATTGATTATTACCTAGAATCGCGGTAATGGTCGTATCTGGTAACACATCAACACCGTAAATATTCACACCGACAAACAGACTACCTAGCAACGTTTCGGTAATGGTTAAGGTTGTACCCGTGATCGAACCCACAAACAACGAATCAACATAATCATGAATGTTGTTGTGTATGCGTTCGCGTAACACTGGAATCATGGTGATAAAGTCACTGCCTAATGGCTCTGGAACGCGGTTATCTTGTCCACGAACTACCTCAATGCCTGGCACACAAGACAGTAAGAACGAACGCAACACCGTAAAAGCATCAATCTCGAATAGGTCTAGTTGTGGTGTCATAATTGCAACACTCCCGCCACCTTAACCCAGCCTTGCCATTGTTCCAATACTAACACCACAAGATATTTTTTACCGCTTGGTAATTCGACAATATCGCCACCGTTTTGACCTGTACGCAATACGCCCAACAGTTCGCCGCTTAAAAAGATAGTGACTTTTTCGCCACCCATATTAAGCCCGTCAACTTGATGTAAATCCTGTGCGGTCATTGGTTGCACATCGGCTTTAATGCCAGTAATGACAGTATAAGCAGGTGTGCGAGTTCCATCGTTTGCTGTTGTATAGCCGCTTGATCTGCTTATCGTTGCCAAAACAGGCGGACTGATAATAGCCGTTGCTGCTCTGGCTGTGCTGAATATATCCATTAGTCACGACCTCCAACCACTGACTGTACAGACGCTATCATATACCCAGTATCATTTAATGGCTTAGTGCTACCGTTACCGCGTGCTTTTCTTGCTGCTAATGTTCTGTCGCTTAATGCTGGTTCTTGTACATCGGCGATGGCTTGCACAATATCACCAGCCATTGCTAAACCTACAGTGTCCAGTACATCAGGCATAATACCCGTTTCTATACCCTGCTTGATTAGACCATTCACGATGTTTGACCAATCGCCTTTTTTTTCGGCTATGGTCGGACGCATGAATGGTCGTGCTGGAATGTGTTTCTCTGGGCAACCATATTCATTAATCGCCGCAACATAAGCCACTTGCTGCCCGTCTGGATAAACAGAAGATTCAAAAAAACCAACTTTAACTTGTTGGTTCTCTAAACTGTTAGCAAGTTGATTCAAAGCATCCAACAAACTAGACATTATTAAACGTTCCGTTAGGATTGCGAATATTGCCAGTAACACCACTACCAGCGGTATAAAAGCCAAAAGCACCTTTAACCGATAGCAACGCATACAACTGTTGCCCGTATGGAGTCTGAGCAAGCCACGATTGAAACATTGATTTAAATGGAGGAGGAGCAATGCCTATCGAAACGCTTCCCTCGCTTGCACTCGTTAAAATGCCCATTGCCGCCCCGCTTGCTATCTTGTCAGACAAGTATAGCAAGTGAGCCGCTATTAAATTCAACGCCAAAACGCGGCTATTGCCATTCAGATAACCATAGTCATTAACGCTTATGTAATCGCTTCCAATGTCCCACCAATTTAATACTGTCGCATCAGGGTAAATTGTTGCATTCGCATAGAGTGGGCATTGAATTCTGAATAAATCCGCGTCAAATAGTATGGTTGCCATTATTTTCTACTACGTTTCTTTTCAGGTTGACCGTTATCGAATGTTAATTCAATGTTTACATTAGGTGATTTATCGTTAATGTTTTCATCAATCAGCATATCAACATCATTCTGAGTCATAGGAGAGCATTCGTCACGCGCTTCCATATCAGACACAGCTTTTGCAGGGTCTTTCTGGTCTGTTACTTTCAAAAAGCCTTTTTTAACGTGATACTGGAAAAGCTCGTTTTTCTGTAACAGGGCATAATCTTCATCAGGAACATTTGTAATCACACCTTCCAGCGTAACCAAATGCCGATTAGTTAATCCATGCCCACCTTGGATAAGGACGCTATGAAGCGCGTCCGTACCAGTATGTCCACCATACAGCGTGTAGTTCTGCGGATTAGTTAGGGTACTCGCAATAAACATGATTTAAGCCTTAAGGTTGAGTGTAAAAGCCAGAAAAACGAACCACTAACAGCGGACGCTTAACAAACACACCAGCGCATGAATGCGCGTATTTTTCATTAACGCCACCGCCCTCGTTAGGTAGTGAGCTAATCAGAAACATCCTGGTTTGTGTCATGGGGATCATTGTCGCGCCGTCATCGGTAGACACGTCAACATTAACCTTTTCATCTTTGTACATGTACCAAACATCAGCACCACCGTTAGCACCGTCCAATTGAGGCACTGGCACAATGCGCATTTGTGGGTAGTTTTCAGTAACCGCCTGTTTAAGCGTTAAGCCTAGGCTGTTTCTGTCCATTAAATGCGTATTTACATACGTTGGGATAGCCCAGGTAAAAACTTCGGTGTATGGATCAAACGCTTGCTTAGTGTTAGTAATCAGGCGATTAACAGACACGATGACGTCATTGTATTTTTCATCCCAAGTTTTGTTAGCCCACAATGCAGAACTGCCCGCGCCGTTATTGGGTAGCGTTTGGATTGCTTCCAGGTTTGGATCGTTAAATAAACCGTAAGTACGATTTAATCCGCTGTTGTAACCATAAAACATAATCGCATTTTCATTGATTTCAAATGCAACGCGCAACGCTTCACGCTTTTCATCCTGGTCATTAAATCCGACCGCTGACATACGCGCACTTTCCAGCATTGTAGTTTTTAAACCAGCTTGGAAACGCACAGAGTGACGGTATGGAAAGTTAGCGTTATAGTTAGTCAGTGGAACATCGGCTAAGTCACCATATTGCGCAACACCAGCGTGTTGTTCGAGTGATCGAATAATCACGGTATCAGTCTCAAACGAGCCTGATTGATGATACCCCATCAACTCTTCGGCTTTACGCGGCGCAGTGAATGCCTTTACAACGCCTGTTTCCCAAAACTGGAAGAACTGACTTAAAGCAGGTGCACTGGGGGTGATCTGCGGCACTGCGGCACTGTCCATAGTGGCGCGTAATGATTTAACCGATGTTTTTAACGCATCAGGAAAGCCACCATAGCCAAATTCAGAAATAGCCGCTTGCTGTGCTTTTGCGTCCATTGTCTTAATGGCTGCCGCACGTTTGGCAAAATCTTTCATATCACGCGGTGAAACGTAAATACTGTTATTGCCGTTTAATGTTAATTCGTTTTGCATAGTATCAGCTCCTTATTTGCCGATAATACGAGCTACTACGCCCGTTAAATTGCCGCCCACGTCACCGATAACACGCTCAACGATTGCGTTATTGATTTGTGTACAGTTAGCCGATACGTTACCAGTAAATGCAGTAATCGCGCCCGTAGCATTGGCAAACTGTAAAGATTGACCTAATGATACGTTACCAGATACGGGTACTTTTACCGCGCCTGTATCGATTGCCGTTGCCTGGGTATATTGACCAGCCAAATTAACCGCGCCATCTTCGACAGAACCGCCTAACACCTCTTTAGAGTGTGCCAAGATACCCGCAAACAAGCCGCCGCTTGGGTTGCCAACTGACATATTAACATTATCAGTTGTAGTGCAAGCATAGCCAAAAATATTGCTTGCGGTAGCAGTGGTTAGGGTTAATGCCTTGGCTGTGAATGGAATATTTCTATCCAGTTCACCCGCAACAAAGTCGGGTAAGTCGTATTGTGTTGATGTTTGAAAGTCAGACATTATGCTGCTCCTCTAAATTTGCCGTTTACTTTGTGAACAGTTGATACTGGTTTACTGTCCTGCGTTGCATTGGCACGTTGTTGTAGTTTGGCTTTAGCAAATGCCTTCACCGCTGTTTCTGCATCGCCTTTTAAATCCAGCTTAGCCGCTGCATACTTCCATACATCGCCGCTTGAGCGTGCTGAATGATCGGCTGTACCAACCAATGGACGGATAAATTCGACCGCGCTTTGCTTGGCTGAGAGTTCTGCTTGTACCCGCGTAGCAATGCGGTCTTCTGTCGCTTTAGGGTCTAGCATGTCTTCTTTTACCTCTTCTGGGTCTGCTGGTAGTTCATCTTCAACTGGTTCAACTTCAGGCTCTTTTTCTTCACCTAAGAATTTATTAACCCGTTCTTCCAGTTTGGCAAATCGTTCAGCCATTGGAACCAACACATCAATTTTGGTAAGAATAGTTTGCAAAGTTTGCATTTCTTCCTGTTCATGGTCTGCGTCTTCATACACAGCATCAGTTTCAGACGTTTCTAATTCGTCTTCGTCTTCTGTCGGTACAATGTCGTCGTTTTCGTCTTCGTTCATATTTATAGCCTTTGCATCAAAAGTTATGGTTAAGGGGTTAAAGCGTGGTTTTCTATCCAGCACAGCAATAGCGGGTCCGCATCTACCTTCGTCAACTAAAGCCAAATGGTTTCCGCCGACAATATGCTGGATAGCATCAAACGGTTGCCCGTTCCAAGTTCCTTTTTTAAATTCGTACTCGCTCCAATAGCCTACAGATAACTCTTTTTTACCCTTGGCGATTAAGTCCTTTATGCGGTTTGTGTACAGGCGAATATTAGCGTAAACAGTGCCGTCTTTGAAATAGACGTTATCACCAATCGCGCCATCTATGCCTTTTTTTTCTGGTGGGGTTTGACCATCGCCTATCATAGTATGGTCTGTTACAATCGGAACGCCTTTGAATTTATCAACGGCTTTTTGCAGGGATTCAGGACTACGCAACACACGGTAAAGCTTATTAGGGTTTGGTGCATCGATTTCGCTACCGTAGTAGTCAAAAATACCCGCTTTCGAGATTGGGTTATCCCGAACTTCCACGAAACCATTAATATCAGTTTGTCTGTTGGTCATTATGTTGACTGTAAAGAGTAGTTTTTG